TCGGAGACGGGTGTTGTCCTCCAGGCTTCTACTGAAACTGAAGCTGTTATCTACATCAACCGTCACTGGGAGTATTCGCGTCTTATTGAAGACATTGCTAGTCTTCAGGCGCTCGGCTCGGCCCGTCAGTTCTACACTGACGACGCTGGTTACGCCCTGGCTACTCGTGTTGACCGTGACATCTGGGGTCAGACACACTTCCTCAATGCCGGTAACACAACTCCGTCTACCACAAACCTGTTTGAGAAGGCAGTTAAGGGTTCGGACGGTACCACTCTTTTCAGCGGTGCTTCCGGCGGTAACGGCGCTGCACTTACTGATGCTGGTATCCGTACCATGATTTCGACACTTGATGACAACGACGTGCCTCTTACTGAGCGCTTCATGGTCATTCCCCCGGTGGAGAAGAAGTCCCTTATGGGTATTGCTCGCTTCACTGAGCAGGCGTTTGTCGGCGAAGCCGGTATGGGTAACACTATCCGTAACGGTCTGATTGCTGACCTGTACGGTGTGAGCATCTATGTGTCGAGTCAGTGCCCGTGGATTCACTGCGGTCTTACAAGCAGCACACAGATCGCCAATTTCAGCGGTACAACCCTCTCGGGTGCTGCGGAAGCTGGCGATGACGCCTTTGGTTACGCTACTACTATTGACTTTAGTGGTGGTAACACGGATACCAAGTGGCGTGTGGGCGTGCTTATGCACCGTTCAGCTTTGGTGTTTGTTGAACAGATGTCCGTTCGCGCACAGACTCAGTACAAGCAGGAGTTTCTTGCTGACCTGATGACTGCCGACACTGTGTACGGTGTGGGTCGCCTTCGTGACGGTAACGTTGCCAACACTTCGACTGCCGGACTGGCTTTCGTGGTGGCTTCGTAATAGCCAATAGGTAAATGCCGGGGGAGCAATCCCCCGGTTTCTACTTTTCATTATTAGGAGATAAAATATGGCTTTTACAACCGCAGGTACAGCTACTGTCAGCCAGCGTGGTCGTCAGCAGTTCCAGGGTCTTTTTACAGATTTCTGGGCTGTCAAGATTACAGGTGTTGATCCGGCTAACGTTGCCGCCGCTGGCGAAGATACACAGACATATACTGTCTCTGGCGTCCAGCTTGGTGATATGATTCTTGATTGGTCGTACGATAAGGATATCACTGTTGATGGTGATATTGAGATTTGGGTGAGTGCTGCTAATACAATTACAATTCGTATCAGTAATCTGAACGCTGCTTCCGGTCTTAACTACGCTTCTGGTGGCACCTTCTATATCCTGGTTGGTCGTCCGGGCTGGTAATTTAACATGACAAAGACGATACGAATCCTCGACGCAGACAAATTCGTATACATCCAAGAAGCCTGTAGGTTCTATTCTATTGCTTATGAGGAAGTAAACGATGACGTATCTGGACGTAGTGAACAAAGTCCTGTTGAGACTCCGAGAAAGCCGGGTAGACAGCTTCACAAGCGACTACGCCCAGATGATAGCGTTGTTCGTGAAGGAAGCAGTTGATGAGGTAGAGCTTGCATGGTCTTGGAACAGTCTGAACACTACTGTTTCCCTAACTCTCGTCGGAGGTACGGCTTCGTATTCTCTTACGGGGTTAGGGAATTCTTTTATTGTAGATCTTGTTTGGAACGAGACTAAAGATTATGAAATACTATATCCTGTGCCCTCTAATTATATAAATGGGCAATCTACTGCCGATGTTTCTACCTCTCCTGTTGCCTGTGGCATTTACGGCGTAGATGCCAGTGGAGACCCTAAATTGGTCTTCACTCCGGAACCTAGCGATGCTGACACTGTTACTGTCTATGCTAAGACTAGATCTACTTATACGGGCGCTACTTCTGACATAATTCTCTGCCCTTGGGAGCCAGTGTACTACGGTGCTCTCTGGCGTGCAATGTCTGAAAAGGGTGAAGATGGCGGTGCCATGATGGACGAAATCTACGCCATGTTCCAGAAGTCCCTCGGAGACTGGATCGCCAGAGATGCTGCACTCCAGCACACAAACACTACTTGGTACGCTGACTAATGCCCACACCTATTCTACCCATTACATTTCAGAATCCCGGTAGCAGGGGTCTGAATAGTCAGGATAGCACAGGCTATCTTGACGTAACATGGGCAACAGAACTTACTAATGCTGTCTTTGATAATGCTGGCAGAATAGCCAACCGTAAGGGTTGGACTAAGCTCACTACGTCTAGTGCTCTGGGTGCTTATGATATTAAGCAAATTCATTGTTGGGAGGATGCTACTACTACTGTAGTTATTAGTGCCGCTAACAATAAATTGTTTTATGGTACAACAACACTAACGGATAGAACAGGTGCTTTAGTTCCTACTGCCAATAACTGGCAGTTCGCTAACTGGAATGACGGCACTAACACTAAGATTATTGCTTGGCAGGCTAGCCATAGCCCTATTGTCAGTACGGTAGCTGCCGGAGTCCCAGGTAACTTTGCAGCTATTGTAGCTTCTAGCGGTTCTCTTCCTACTGGTAACTGTATGACAGTTGGTTGGGGTAGAGTCTGGGCCTCTGATTCTGACGGGTTGACAATCAAGTACAGTGGTCTTCTAAATGAAACGCAATGGGCTTCAGGTGGTGCTGGTAGTCTAGATACCAGATATTACTGGCCTAGAGGGGCAGATTTTATCACTGCTCTTGCCTTCTATCAGGATAAACTGATCGTATTCGGAAAGAGAAACATTCTCGTCTATGACGGTACTCTCAGCCCTTCCAGTGCTTTGACTCTCGTTGACCAGATTGAAGGCGTAGGTTGCGTAGCCAGAGATAGTGTACAGAATCTCGGCAACGATCTTCTGTTCCTGTCAGAGACAGGTCTTCGTTCTCTGTCAAGAACTCTTACTAATGATACTTCTGGTGAAGGTTCTAAGATCCCCCTGCAAGAAGTGGGTACACAGGTACGTGACGAAATTGTCCTTAATACTGTTGGTAACGAGATAAATATTCGTTCCTGCTACAATCAAGTAGAAGGTTTCTATGTTCTAGTTATACCTGATAGCGAGTCCTCCTTTGTCTATATATTCGATCTAAAGGGACTTAAGAGCACCACAATGTTTGGTACTCCAGTCATTGACCTCGACAATGTACGCGTATCTAAATGGACAGGCTGGAACGCGTCCTCTGTAGCTTATAGTCGTAATCAGATTATGTACGGAGGGTTCAGAGACAGCACAGATAGCAATGAGGGTGTTATTGGTTATTACAACAGCTATCAGGATAACACTACTAGTTATCAATTGTCTTGGAAAAGCCCCTGGATTGACCTGGGGAGTGCTGATACTGGGGATACAGGGTCGTTCTTCAAGATACCAAAACAGGCTGTGATACACACTATTGGTGGTCTTGGCAGTACGTATACTTTCTCTTGGGCTTTTGATTTCTCTTCAACATTTTCTACGTACAACGTAGCTCTTCCGTCTTCAGGGCAGGGGTCTTCGGAGTGGGGTGTTGCAGAGTTTGGTACTTATGAATATGCCTACTCTGAAGCTATTACTATCAGCGCAAAGAAAGCCCAAATGTCCAAGCACGGGCAGAGTATCAGGTTTGGTTTTACAGTCCAGTCTTCAAAAGCTATTGCACTACAAAGAATTGATGTCTTTCTTAAGAAGGGAAGAATTGCGAGGTAACTATGTCTAACTATACACAGAGTACAGATTTCTCCGCTAAGGATTCCCTCACTACTGGTGATCCTGAAAAGATCATTCTTGGTGCCGATATTGACGCCGAACTTTCTCTTATTAGTACTGCTATTTCGTCCAAGATGGACGATAGTTCTGGTACTCTTACGTCCCTGGATACAGGTGATTCTGCTATCGTCTACGATACGTCAGCGGCAGCTACTAAGAAGATTACATTCCTGAATCTCAGGAACCAGCTTGCTTATGTCAATAGCGCAGTTTCAACTTCGGGAACTTCAATAGCTTTCACTGGATTGACAACTCTTGATACTGGCGCTACCACTCTTAATATAAAGAGGATTCAAGTTGTCTTTGCAGAAGTCAGTACGAACGGAACTGACAACTGGCTTATTCAGATAGGTAGTTCTGGCGGTGGGTACGAAACCACAGGTTTTCGTTCTGATTCGGGTATCATCACAGACGGCGCTAGCCCGTCTCTGAACTCTTTGACATCCGGATTCCATATTAGAATCAACTCTGCTGGCGCTGTAGTTAGTGGTATTGTTACCCTAGTAAATATTCTTCCAACTTTTCTTGCCCTTCCTTCAGGTGAAGATTGGGTTGCTTCCGGCGTACTCCATAATGACACAGCGGGTACTATTATTCCTGTTGCTGGCTTCAAGAGTATGTCTACAGCCACTCCGCAGAACAAACTTAATCAGTTGCGAGTGACTACTGTTAGTGGTACTGACACATTTGACGGTGGGAAGATCCATATAATTGTTGAATACTAATGGCTAGAACTCTTCCATATAACGCCAAGACACTGCCGTTTGATCGGCCGGGAGCCGGTGCGTTCAACTATGGTGTCAATCAGGGTAACGTAGGTAAGAAACTAGAGAGGATATGGCTTGATAGAGACACTGTTGACGGCGGCTCTAGGGCTATCTTTAACAAGATTAGCAACTGGGCTAGCCCTGAACAGGTCACCAGACGTGGTGGTAACCCTAATGATACGCAGTGGAGGCTTTGGCAGAACTATATCCGTACAGGAAAGGTTGATCCTAATCTTAGGACTAGCCTCGCTGTCCGTGGTCTTGACCTCGGTCTGAGAGAGACTGCAAGAGCACAGCAACATAAAGATCTTTGGGCAAATTCTTTCTTAGGGAAATTAACTGGTGTAGCTCTACAGGCAGGTGGTTACGCTCTTGGTGGTCCTTGGGGAGCCGCCGCTGCTGGTGCTCTTTACGGTGGTACCGTTGGTGGCGATGGCTGGCGTGACGCCCTTATGGGCGGTATCCAGGGTTACACAATGGGTTCTGGTTTGCAAGGTTTGAACAATGCTGCTGGGGCTACTGGTGGATGGCTCAGTTCTTTTAAGAATCCCGGGACATTCATTCACAATCTTTGGAATGGCGGCCCTGGAGCTTTGACAAGTGGATCTCAGATCCCTAACGGTATTTCAACAGGCGCTAGGGCTGCTGGTGCCTTCGGAGGTTCTACGGCTGGTGCCGGTGGAGGTAGTATGGGAGTTTTTAGTGACATCCTTGGTACAGGTAGAGATGTTCTGAATTGGGGTAATTACGGCGGTGGCAATATCTTCGGAGATATAGTCAGAGGCGGATTGAATTATTGGGGGCAGCAGAATGCTTCTGACAATCTAAACGACGCTGCCAATAGAGCTTTCGAGAACTCAAGATTCATTCCGTACAACGTAAATACTCCTGGGGGTAGTGCTACGTTTGACGGTAACAATATCAATACGCAGCTATCTCCACAGGCTCAGGCTGTAGCTAATCAGTACAGAGGCTTGGTAAATACCAACCTTGGTGCATACAACAAATTCAATCCTAATAACTATTCTCAGAATATGTATCGTACGCTGTCTAATCTTCGTGCTCCAGCACAGACAGCTGAGAACAACAACCTGTTGTCCAATACGTACAATCTTGGTAGGTGGGGTAGCACAGTGGGTGCCCAGGATATTTACAGTGCTGACATGGCGCAGAACTTGCAGGATCAGGCACTGAGACTTCAGTCTCAGCAAGCAGGTGCTCAGGAATCTGACAGACTGTTCAATAACTATATGAAATCTGCTGCTGCTTATAACACACTACTTAACAGTCCGTCTGATCTCGCGCGCCTTGGTCTTGCTGGCGGTTCTGTACAGTCCGGAGCTAACGCTAACGCTATGCAGTACCCGTGGCTAGCCGCTGGGGCAGATTACGGCAGTACAAACGCTTTCTGGTCTACTCTAGCTAACAGTGCTGGTAACATGATCAGCAATACAGGAAATTCTATTAATAATGGATATACTTTTAGAAGCAACTACCAGAGTCAGTACAATCCTGACACTGGTTACTTTGTAGACTATCCGAGATTTAACAATGGCAAATGAAGCATTGCGTATGGATCTGTTTGGTCCCAGCCCTGCCGAAGTCATGCAGGCTAGGCAGGGTCAGAATTATGATCAGGCTATGGCATGGGGTCAGGTAGACCCATTGAGATCTGGTCAGATTAGTGGTGCTATGGCTGGACAGGCGTTTGGGCAGGCTCTTGGTGGCATGATGGGTGGTCAAGATCCTGCCTACGAAAAGGCACAGCGTATGCAGATGGCACAGATGGAGACTGAAGAGTTTGCTCGTGCTAATGGCATAGATCTTGCTACTAAGCCGCAGGACTATTACAAACTTGCTACACAGACTCTTTCTAAGTATGGTCTTGCTAACGAAGCTGCTCAGGTAGCTGAGATTGC